CCTCAGACGTTGACAGACAAGTTGGACTTGGAATGCTCGGGCTCGCCAATCTCCTACGGCGGTACGGCGTAACCTACGAGCAGTTCGGCACGGCCCTGGAGCAGTACATCGAAGGCAAGACTGTCAAGAGTCCTGCTTACAAGCTCGTCTATGCAATTGATGAAGGCATCAACAAAGCCGCCTACGTTGCACGACAGAACAACATGGTGCGTGCATTTGCTATTGCTCCCACTGCTAGCTGCAGTTACAGGAGTAAAGATCTTGATGGGTACACCTGTACACCAGAGATCGCACCACCAATTAACCGGACAGTTGACCGTGACAGCGGTACGTTCGGTGTACAAACATATGAATATGGCGATGTAGAAATCGCTAGTGAAGTCGGTTGGGACAGTTACAAGCGTGTTGCAGATGGCATCATGACTTTGCTCAACCGCACAGGACTTCTTCACGGGTATAGCTTCAACAGTTGGAGTGATGTTGTCACCTATGACAACGCCTTTATCGAAGAGTGGCTTAGGTCTCCTCAAACATCTCTCTACTACAGCCTTCAGGTTATGGGAGACACACAAGATAAGTCGGATGCTTATGCTGCGTTAGATACAGAAGAAGTTGAGGATTATCTTGCGTCACTTTTAAATGAACCCGCATGTGATTGCCAAGAATGAACCCTTATGAAAAATTACTAGCGCGTAAGCGCAAATGGACACCAGTCCAAACAGAAGCTGGCCCAGTGTACGAAGGTGCTGAAGAAACAATTTTCAGAGCCTTGGCACTGCGCCACATGGAACTACCCGTTGGAGACTTTATTACTGATGCTTTGGCCACTGATGTACCGCCGCTCGCCAGAGAGCTACTCATCTCAAATGTACGGGATGAAGAGAACCACGACGTGGCACTCGGTTACATCGCCAATGCTTATGGCGTTGACGTACAAGCTGAAAAAGAAGCCTTGGCGTTACAACAGGCTTGGATTTCGCATCCTGATCACACGATCACCAAAGCAATGGTTGCCGAACGTGCGATTTTCTTTGTATTACTCCCGTTCTTTAGAGCTGTTGGTGACAGTGGTATGCGAACAGTCTCTGCGGATATATCAAGAGACGAACAAATTCACGTCGCCTGCAATTCATTAGTGTGCAAAGAAATGGGCTTAGATATATCTCCCAGCCTAGATAAGCTACGCAAAGCTACTATCAATTGGGTCATGCAACCCCTTGCATACAACAATCCCGATAGAAAATTGTCAAAAAAATTTTGGCTGAATCAAAGCGACAACCTTATGTATCAGGGTAAAGCCCCTGAACTTTCGTTTACCAAGGCAGCACGTATGCCTGCATTCTTTGAGCACAGTAATGTCAACCTACCTCAGTACGCTTGAAACAGTGGGCATGCAAGCCCGTGGTTTAGCAGCACAGTTAGAAGAAAACTTTCCACCAAGAAATCCCAGTCCTACTGACCCATACGAATACATCATGTATCGTGCTGGACAACGCAGTGTTGTGGAGTGGGTTCAACAATACATAGAAGAGAACAATGTCTAATTTTATCAATATGTATGGTGGTAACAAAGACACCATGCGTCATTCTGGCAAGAAGGCGATTGAAAATGCACTGGCAGCTGGACTAACGATCAATCAAATTAGAGATCAGGCAGCAAGAGAAGGTGTCAGCTTCGGTCACCTAGGTCAAGATCTGCTAAATAAAAACCCATCCAATTCATTCATCGCACAGTTTGGTGGGAATGCATCGACAGCAGCACACTCAGGTATGTCAGCTGTAACTAGAGCTATGGCAGCTGGTTATTCACCAGCACAGATTGATCAAAGAGCAACAGTTGAAGGTGTGTCTTTTGGATCAGGTGCTAGAAACTTTCTAAATACACAGGCACAGCAGGTGCAAGAAAGCAAGTTGATGCAGGATAGGTTTACTGCTGAGATGACAAAAATGCAGAAGATGATGCAGACTCAGCAGACTCAATACCAGGACAACTTGGCAAGAATTACAAACACTATGCAGACTGCAGCTAACCCTAACAACAGGGAAAGTGTATTGGGTATTAAGGGAGCATCAGGATCTGAAGACCTTGGACGTAGAGGAATGAAGGGAACATTTGCAAGATCAGGACTACGTATCAAAAACATTAACGTATAAAAATGTCAGCAAGAACAAGGTATGACTATTTAGCAAGCGATCGTTCCCAGTTCCTAGAAGAAGCACGGCAAGCATCAGAGCTTACCCTTCCATACTTAATCCGTGGACATGAAGAACACATGTCAGGTATGAAACAACTCAAGACACCTTACCAATCAGTGGGTGCAAAAGGTTGTGTTACTTTAGCAAGTAAATTAATGCTTGCATTGCTACCTGTACAGACAAGTTTCTTCAAGCTACAACTAGACGAGAGTCAACTTGGTGAGGAGTTTCCTCCAGAGATGAAGTCTGAACTTGATCTATCTTTCGCAAAGGTAGAGCGAATCATTCTTGAATCTATCTCTGCATCTGATGACCGAGTGGCAGTACACCAAGCACTTCTACATCTTGTAGTAGCTGGTAATGCACTTGTCTATATGAGTAAGCATGGGCTGAAGGTATATCCTCTGAACCGCTACGTGGTCGAAAGGGATGGCAACGGTCAAGTGATTGAAATAGTCACAAAGGAACGTATTGCAAAACAACTCATCGAAAATCAATTGCCAAAGGAGGTTTTAGATAACGCTCCAACAGGTGATGAGAATTCATATGATGATGATGTTGAAGTTTATACGCACATCAAACGTGACAACAACAGATTTGTCTGGCACCAGGAGGTGCATGACACAGTACTGAAAGATTCAAAAGGTAAAGCACCGTTAGATATTAATCCTTGGATTCCACTGAGGTTTAATACTGTCGATGGTGAAGGCTACGGTAGAGGCAGAGTAGGTCAATTCATTGGAGATCTGAAGTCATTAGAAGGACTCTCTCAGGCACTGGTAGAAGGCTCTGCAGCAGCTGCAAAAGTTGTGTTCACTGTATCCCCTTCAAGTACAACCAAGCCATCCACACTGGCACAAGCAGGTAACGGAGCAATCATTCAAGGTAGACCTGATGACATCGGTGTTATCCAAGTAGGTAAGACGGCTGACTTTAGGACTGCATATGAAATGGCAGGCTCACTTGAGCGTCGTCTAAGTGAAGCTTTCCTTGTCTTAAATATTAGACAGTCGGAACGTACCACAGCTGAAGAAGTACGGATGACACAGATGGAACTAGAGTCACAGCTTGGTGGATTATTCTCACTACTGACTGTTGATTTCTTGGTTCCTTATCTCAACAGGAAACTTGCTGATTCACAGAAGAAAGGTGAGATTCCTAAGATTCCCAAGAACATTGTCAAGCCAACTATCGTTGCTGGTATCAATGCACTGGGACGTGGGCAGGATAGGGAAAGCCTTGGGCAGTTCCTAACCATCCTGGCTCAGACACTTGGACCCGAAGCTATCAACACCTTCATCAATACTGATGAGGTAATCAAACGTCTTGCTGCTGCACAAGGTATTGATGTACTGAATCTTGTACGTTCAATGCAAGAAGTACAGCAAGAGGCTGCAGCTGCACAGCAACAGCAGATGGCTATGCAACAGCAACAGCTTGAGATTGAAGCAATGAAGACACCTGCTATGGACCCATCAAAGAATGGTGAAGTAGCAATGATGGAACAACAAGCACAACAACCACCAGTTCAATAAACTTATATGGCAGAAGTAATGTCTATGATCTCTGATGAAAGTCAGGGAGAACTAACTGCAGACGAACAAGAATCTCTAGCTATTGGCGAAGAGATGCAAGAGGCGCAAGACCAGCGACTTGCGGGTAAATACAAAAACGCAGAAGAACTTGAGGCTGCATACCTAGAACTTCAAAAGAAGTTGGGCAGTCAAGATAAAGAAGAACCTACAGCAGAAACACAAGAGGAAGCAACAGAAGAGGATGAGGATACTCCTTCAGACTCTTCGTTGTTTGATCGCCTCTGGGAAGAATCCGGTGGTGAATTCTCTGAAGATACTCTGAAGGAACTATCTTCATCCAAGCCAGAAGACTTGGCAAAGATGTATTTAGATTACCGTACCAAGAATACAAAGGTGATCACAGAAGACACTGCTAAAGAACTGGTTAATTCAGTTGGCGGTGAGAAGAACTACACAGATATGCTGAAGTGGGCAGGGCAAACTTTGAATGAATCAGAGATTGCAATGTACGATTCAGTCATGGAAGGTGGTGATCCGAATGCTGTCTTCTTTGCCATGCAAGCACTGTCGTATAAATACAACGATACCAATGGTGTAGATGGCAACCTTCTGCAAGGTAAAGCTGCAGGAGAAACAACAAAAGGATTCAAGAGTCAGGCAGAAGTGGTAGCAGCGATGCAAGATCCACGCTACGACCGTGACCCTGCCTATCGCCAAGAGGTGATGGCAAAACTTGAAAGTTCAAACGTAAATTTCTAAACAAAAACTCTTAACATTACAATGAAAAAAATTATCGCAATTCTCTCAGTCGCTGCATTGGGAGCACCCGCCATTGCTGGTACTTACGTCAACGTCGAAGCTAACTCTGGCTGGTCTGGTACTGACTACGGCGGTACTGTGATTGACAACCACGTAGGTTATGAAGGTGACAACTGGTACATCCAGGGTGGCCCTTCTATCGTGTCTCCTGATGGTGGCGACAGCACTGTTGAACTGTCTGGTAAGGCAGGTGGTGGTGTTCCTCTGAGTGACAACCTGTCTGCTTACGGTGAAGTTTCCTTCATCACTGGTGATGACAACAATGGCTATGGAACAAAGCTGGGAGTTAAGTACAGCTTCTGATGAACAACACACAAATCTGGCCCACTGAACCACGTATGTACACCCAAGAAGTAACTGTGACACACAACGAAAAAGCTGAAATGCTCAATGGACGCCTTGCCATGCTCGGTGTTATTGCAGCTATTGGATCTTATGTAACAACTGGACAACTAATCCCTGGAGTTTTCTAATGCCTGGAAAAGGATTGTACGCAAACATTCACGCTAAGCGCAAGCGTATTGCTGGTGGTAGTGGAGAGAAGATGAGGAAGCCTGGATCAAAAGGCGCACCCACTCGTGCAAACTTTAAACGCTCAGCCCAGACTGCAAAAAAAGCTAAATAGATTTAACGGAGGGTGCAATTCCCTCCATAGCTATGGAGAGCCAACTCCTAAAAATGGTCTTACTTACCGGCGACATAGACAT